AATATGATAGAAGCAATGAACAAGACCCGAGTAGATGATATCAAAAAAGAATTGTCAGATGCAATACATGATTTAGCCTCTGAAATGCGACTCGAAAACGCCAGGCAACACGGAGTCAATCATGGGTGAGTTGCCTTTAGACGACACAAAGCGCAGGGTTAAGATTCTGGAGCATCAAAATAAGATTGCTACGGACGATGGCAAGTGATGGAAAACCGCCTATGCGAAATTCAAGATATTATCCGCAATGGGTTGATGAGTATTCACAAGACCTTGATGGATACGAAGCGGTCTCTGGAACAAACCGAATGCCGAGTGAATCAAATGATGGACAGCTTTCAAGAATTGATTGATGGAGTTAGGGGCGAAGATGGAAACAATGACTGATAGAGAACTTGCTATTAAAATTGCGTGGAAAATGCTGGGACAGCCATACATCTGGGGAGGGGATGATCCTATTGCTGGTTTCGACTGTTCCGGCATGGTTGTTGAAATTTTAAAATCCACAGGGCAGTTACCACGGGAAGGAGATTGGACGGCTCAAAGTCTCTTCAATCTGTTTCAGTCTCAGCTTGTCATTGTTGCGAGGAAAGGGTGTTTAGTATTCTGGGGGTCTGATTTGAAGCACATAACTCACATTGAAATGATGATTGACGACTTACGCACTATTGGAGCGTCGGGTGGGGGGAGCAGAACGCTGACTGAACAGGATGCAATCCGTCAAAATGCCTATATCAAGATCAGGCCGTTGAATGGCAGAAAATCTCCTGTATCAATCGTGGACCCGTTTCCAGAGGACTGAATCAATGAAAATCGAAGATCATAACCTCCACTGCCCGAAATGTGGGAGCAAGCTTTATCTGCAAGGTTCTCATGGATACTGGATCGCAGAGTGCAAAGGGCCGTCTTGTGATTTTGAGTTTTTATTGGCTGGATGTGGGATAGATTCGTTGCAAATGATTTGTGATGTACTGCGAGATTCCAAATGAACCACTACGCCATCCTTGACAGCATTGCAAGGTGTACTGCCGTCACGCCAGAGCAGCAACGTGATTGTGCGTTTGCTACATTTACAGACGATGGTTGTTCCTACAAGCGACTGGATGGGGTTTGCGAGTCACCAGAAGCGTTTAAGTATCTAACAGGGAGCGAGAGTGTAAGCCATGCCACTCAATGAAGACTTCTGGCACCATACAGATGACAATCGGAATCGTGTCTATAAATTCCGCATCAATATCGTCAAGCTATGGCGGCGCATTTGGGGGCCACGAAAATCAGAGATCGAGGCTAAACTACAACAAGCCAAGCGGGATCAGGCCGAGTATGAGGCGTGGTTCTCCCGGCCAACAAAGGGGCCTAAGCTATGATGATTGTGGCAGTCATTATCTCTGGGGTTTTAGTGTCAATTCTATTTTTAGGCATTTGGTGTGGGAGGAGCGAGGTTTGAAAACAACCGCTCGCCATCTTATTCTCAGTATGACCAAAACCACGCCCTACAAGTGGCTGGTGTTGGATGTGATCCCTTATATCAGGTTCTCGTTTTACTATACGTCGCTTAAAGGCTGGCAGTATCAGCGAGGGTACGCACTGCTTGAGCCTGGGCATTTTATTCTGACCGATGACCGATGGAAATTGACCTCTCTACTCATTCCCGGCGAATGGACTCACGCAGCATTTTGTGTCGCCAAAGGATGTGAGTTTGAAATTGCAGAAATGACGCATGAGAACTTTTGTCACTCCACTTTTTTTGATATTTGTCAACAAGCGACCAGAGTTCAAATTTGTGATTGCTACGATTGGGATGCACAGTACAAAGAGGATATGATTCGCAGATGTTATGATTTTGAGAACATTCCCTATGATGTAAGTTTTGAAACCGATGATTCTGCGTTGTATTGCTCGGAGATAATCGGTTCGCTTGATAAACAAAACAGGCTACAAGCATCTTACGACGACGCCCTTGGCCTCGGGATATTCTACCTCAGTCCAACGGGATTGAGTGAGGCGAAACGAAAACGGTTAGTATGGGATTCAGCAAACGAAAGGAGGTGAGTCTGATGCTTCCTTGGTACAAACAGAAAACAACATGGTCAGGGATCGGTGCGATTATCGTTGCAGTTGGTGGGATTGTCAGTGGAACGATTGAAGTTCAAACCGCAATCGAAATGATAGTGACCGCACTCTTGGCAATATTCCTGCGTCAGGGGGTCGAGAAATCAAAACCACAATGAGAGGAGAATGGAGTCATGAAAGAATTTATCATTAAGCTATTTATCGGCATGGTTGTCAACTCGTTCACAGTTGAGCAAATCGTGGCGGCATTCAACAAACTGAAAGAGGACGTGGCGAAGAAGGTTCTGGAAAGTGAAAGCAAGTGGGATGATTTTGCTCTCAATGCCGTTCTGCAATCTGAGGATGAGGTTTTGGAATTGCTCATGATGGCTAAGTCAGTGGCTGACGACAAGGTGAAGGAGAGCGAGAACACCTTAGACAATGCCCTGTGGTTGCCAGTGAGTGCCAAACTGGGTGAAGTGATCGTGGCTTTGAAAGCTAAGTAACAGGGTTCCCTGCGCTACGGCAATGAGATTTCATGCAGTCCGTCAGTGGATGACGCCCGCTATTGCTCTTGCAACCTACGGGAAACGCGGGGGAAGTGAGAAACGGGGCTGTATTTTCATTATTAGGAGTTATCTTCCCGCTGGGTAATCAAATTCCATTATAACGCCTCATTATTCTTCGCATGATAGGAATAATGCGTCCATAATTGCCAACCTCAAATCATCCCAATCTTTATTCCACAGCATTTGAGAATCACCTTCTTTGTTTCCGCAGTGATAAGGTGGGTTCTTACTGTTGGGGTTGGTTCAATTAGATTGCTTTTTTTATTTGTTGCCATGTGTAAATCCTCCTGTATTTACTGCGACATGCCGATGGGCTTCTGTTGTTGTGGTACTCTTGATTGAGTTTATAGGCTATTGACTTCCATCCTGGCCATTGCCAACACCAGTCATTCGTTACAAGTTCGTCCAGATATTCAGTTTCGCTATCTATGCCATCATTCCATTTTCGCATGTTATTACCTACTCATCCTGATTCTCAGCCCTATCCCATGCCTATTGCACCTGCACATCTTACGACAAAAAAATGGCCGAACAAATGCAAGATAGAATGTGTGTGGCAACATAGGGGCACGGGATAGTTTTGCCAGTTGTTTGAGTTGTTCGATATTCTCAAGCCGTTTCAGTTCTACGGCAGCTCGTTTAAAAGCATCAAAATCATTGACTGTTATTGTTATGGTTGGAATATAAAAAAGATTGTCTTCATCTTCATACCATCTCTCACAATCCCATGATGCTGTACCATCGTAGGAATAGTCAGATGTGGGCGATGTAGAATTTGAATAGTATGCAGTTATCATGCCTTTTCAGATAGCCATGCCTTAATTTCGCTCACCAATGGATATGCACTCGGGGCCAGTTTGTACTGATGCTTGCCACCCATATCACAATGGGTGCAATGGATATGAGCCATGAGTTCGTTGAGATAAAATAATGCTATGTCTTCGGTTTCGTTATCTGGCGAATCTGGCAACTCAGGGTAATACATCCAGTGCGTCACCTGATCTGTGATAGGTACTGTTATCGTACCATTCGGACCAGTAGCGAAATCCATAAACATCTTTCCTCTTCGTTTATCGTATCCATACAAAATAGCCTCAACCGACCGACCCTTTCCAGGGCATATCTCCTCATAGACCGGATCGTAGACGACTGCAAGGACCGACACGGCATTGGCCGGGTGGGATTTCAGGCAGAGATTCAGCCATGATTCATCCTCCGGTATCGGTGGCAGTGGCATCCAATGCGTTACCACTCGTTCCCACGATGACGACTCGACCCAAATATCGTTTATGGTGTCGTAAGAGTCAATTTCAATACCTGCGTCTGATTGGTTGTCGTATTTGTCTACCGAATATACCAAAACATATTGGCTAAACTCAGGGAGACGTTCATTGACGCTGATCCAGCCTGTTTTGCACAGGATACCCTCCAAGTCCAGTAAGGCGTCATCTATTGCACTTGCCTTCTCACCAAGCTCATCCCTGAAATAGCTGGGTGCGAATCGAAAGCAGTCATCAAGGCCGTACCATGCTTTTATAATTGCCTGGATCTTTTCGCG